CCCGTAGTCAGGAGTCGAGCCTTCGAGAAGAAGTCGGACCGAACGCGCATGGCCTCGATAACCTGCGCCGTAAAGGTGGTCGCGTAGGTGTTACCGGCATTCGCGGCAGTGCCGGAAGTCGCGGTTCGAAGGTCGAAGTCGACGCCCGCAACCTCACCGCGGGCAAGGGCGCGAAGCTCGGAAGCCTCGTCACGCTCACCGGAACGGCCCTCGGGGGCACCAGGCAGGACCAGGCCGCCCGCGCGCTCTGCCAGGGAACGAACCTCGGCCTCACGCTCACCGCGCTCGACCGCGTCTCGGGCCTCGGACTCAAGCCGAGTTACGTCACGGTCGATACGCTCGACACGCTCGCGCTTCTCAGCGTCGGAAAGGCCGCTGTCGGCCTCGACGGAACGAAGCTCGGTAACCAGCTTCATGCGCTCTTCGAGCGCGGCATTCGCCAGTGCAGCGAAATCCATAGTTATTCCCAATACTAGTTTCGGGGCAAAAAAAGAGAGCGACTCAGGGCCGCGAGAGCTGCCACCGGATCGGTAGGCAGGTCGTACCGGGGAAGGACAGTCCGCGCTTCACTTAGCGCCGGAGCCTCGACCTCACCTCGGATAGCGGCCCGGATCGCATCCGGCGAATCCAGCCGCCCAACAGGAATGCCGCGCTGTTCCGCAAGGGAGGCAAGAGCACGGGAGCCGACACCAGAAGTGGAATCGGTGTATGCCGGATAGGTAACCGGCGAAACGTCGAACAGTGAAATACTGTTCAGCGTGCGAAGCGGGAAGCCGTCCGCGTCCTCGGCCCAAGAATCGCCACCAGGGGCAGTCTTAAAGCCGAAAGAGCTTTGCGAAACGTCGCCCCGCTCCATAGCCGTAGCCAGGTCACGCGCATAAGTCGTGTCCGGCATATCGACTTCGTAATGAAGACCCGTGGAGTCCTCGGAGAGCCGAAGCGTGTTGCTTCGGTTCCGGCCGAGAATCAGGTTCGGGTCATGATTGAAAAGGGCGCGAATGTCATCCCGCCCGATGCTTTCCGAGGTCGACCCCTGGGCGACCAGCTCACGGAAGCCGCCGAGGTTCTGAGAACGTGCGTCCCACTTCAGGGCGTAGCCGTAGAAGTTGAACGAACTACCCTCGGAACGAACCTCGAATTCGGTAGGGACCGCCCTACGCTCCATTTGCATTGTTGTTCCCCTGATCCGTTGCGTTCGGGTCCTGTTGTGCGTTCGGGGCCGCGTTCGGATCAACCGGGGAATTCGGGTCCTGCGGGTTCTGCGGGGGCACCGGGGGAGGGGTGCCGGCCTGAGCCGACTTCTTATCCTCTTCGCCGACAACGCCGAGATTCAGCGGCCTGTAATACCGCTGCCCGAGCTTCTTCGGAAGCGGGCCGAGGTCTTCCATTTCCCGCACTTCATCCGCGTTCAGGAAGCCGTTAGAGAGACCCATCTGATACGACTCGTAACGGTCCTTCGTCTTCGCTCGAAGTCGAGCGTCGACGTTAAAGCGGATGTACTGAAGGCCAGGAAGAAGGAACGTGCTAACCGCTTGCTCGATGCGCACAATCCACGGCATGAGCGTTTGGTCTACGAAGAACTTGTTCTGTTCCTCGATACCGGTTCCCCAGGTCGAGCTAACCGAGGAGTCGACCAGGTACGCGGGCACGCGATACAGAAGGGCAATCTCGGCCTTCTGGAATCGGCGCGTCTCCAAGAACTGAGCCTGTTCCGGGGTAAGCGTGATCGGCTTAAAGGTCGCGCCACCGGTGAGAACACCGACCGAATGACTGTTCTTCACTCCCGCATGGGTCTTCCGGAACATGTCGCGAAGAAGCTTCGCTTCGTCCGGCCGAGGGGCCCCGGGATGCTCGATGACACCGGCCATGGTGGTTCCCTGTTCGAAGAACCTCGACCCGAATTCCTCGGCCGTAAGGCCCAGGCCGATAGCCTCTCGGGCGTTGTCCAGAGGGGACAGGCCGCGGCTCTTACCGGGGATCGTGAAGGCAGGGATATGCAGAATCTGCGACCGGTCGAAAAGGCCCTGAACGTCGCCGCGTTCATCAGAGACCTGATACTTGTTGTCTCCTAGCGGGCCGTCCATGATTGTCACGTAAGAGGGGTGAAGGCAGTAAAGGGCCTGAACCTCGCCCTTGTCATTCCGCATGGTGTAGAGGAATGCGTTTCCGTCAGACATGAGGCTGACGACCACACGGAACCAAAACTCGTAAGAGGTCTGATACGGGTTCGGTTGCTTCACCCATCGGGGCGACCGGTCGAAGTATTCCTTCCGGCCGCTAATCGTCGTGTAGTGGTCGACAGGGAGCGACGCGACAGCATCGCCAATGAGCGACTGACAGGCGTATACCGCCACCATCTGAAGACTGTTCCGGCGATTCACCTTCCGGCCTGAAGCCGTGCGAATGCCGGGCGACTCTACGTCGCGTTCCCAATCGGAAGCCAGGCCGGACAGGGCCGCGCGGACTTCATTTCCGAGGCGTGTAAACAGGCTCACGACCGCTTACCCCCGTCCGTGGCGTAACCGATAAGCCCGAGGCACACGGCCACCGCGAAGTGCCCAAGAGGGCGCGCAACGTCGTAAGCAGAAGCGGCGACAAAGCCGAGACTGCCAATCTGAAAGACGTTCGGGACAAAGGAAGACGCGACGGAACGGAGGGAGCGGCCCAGGTTGGGCCGATCCATTTGTCTCCTAATCGTCGTCGGGGAAGAAGTACGCTTCCCGTTCCTCCTGCCTGGTGGCAGGAGTAAGAAGAGCCTCTAGTTCGGCGTCCGAATACTCTTCGTTGAAGTTGAAGAAGGTCACATGCGCTTCTTCATCTGCCGGAAGTGCAGTCAGGAAGAACGCGTTAGCGAGAGCGGCAATGCCGTCGATCTTCTCGCCCGACTTCGCCTTAGAAGGCTTCACCAAACCGTCTCCGGTAACGTCAAGCTCGACGTTATCCGCCATCCAACGAAGCACCGGGTGACCGCCGTGGTGCAGCCCACGGGCCGCTAGAGCCGACTCGATCGCCTTACATGGGTCATTGAGCCTGGCCGCCGATTGCGGCACCTTGACGGCCGACAGGCCGTGTTCTTCAAGCTCGTTGACAAGCTGAGTCGCGTTCCACGGGTCATAGCCGAAGAAGCGAATCCGGAAGTCCTCGGCGTCCTTCGCGATGTGCCGGAAGATTGCCTTGAAGTCCGTGGTCGGACCCTCGGTCACGGTAAGGAAGCCTTCTCGCTCCCATACCTCGAAGTGGCTCTTCATGTTCGACCGCTTCTCAATTGCCGGCCGAGGCACCCAGAAATGCGGAAGGACTGTCCAGCCTTCGGCGTCCGGGTCCGTAGGGCTACCGGGGAAGAGCAGAAGCCACGCGTTGAAGTCGCCCGTTGCGGCCAGGTCGATACCGCCGACACAGGTACGGCCCTTCAGCCGGTCCCGGTCGACCTTCGGTGAACCGTTCTCGTCCCATAGGTGCATGTCGAGCCACCTGTTCGCCTGAGACACCCACTGATTCAGGCGGAAGACTCGGAAGCTGTTCTGAGCCGTAGGCTTCTCGGCCGCTTCCATGGCTTCGGCCCGCAGGTTGTTGATGTTCAGGAAGGAACCGAGGGCGGGATTCGCGAGATACCAACCCGTCCCCTTCGGGATCTCGGCCGAGGGCGGTTTGCCTTCGTCCTTCCAATCCCAGTCATCGGGAACGTTCCGCGCGAAAACGAATCGGGCGGGATCTAGGTTCTGATCCTCGCGAACACGAAGCGAGTGTTCGTGTTCCTCAAGAGCGAAGGCCGCGGTTCGATATGCGGCGGTGGTCGCAGCAATCATGATCGGCTGTCGACGGGTACCGAAGCCCTGTCGCATGGAATCCCAGAGGTGCCGGTCTTTCTGCGTCAGTACCTCATCAAACAGAACCATCGAAGGGTTCGTGCCGAGGGCGCCCGCAGCGTCACCGGGCAAGACCTGATAGAAGCTGTTCGTCTTCCGGTCAATGATTCGCTTCTTCGAGTCGATGATTTCGAGTCGACTGTTCAGAATCGGATTCAGCTCGACCATGCGCTTAGCAGTGTTGTAAACCAACCCTGCCTGATCGCGGTCAACGGCTACCGAATAGACCTCAGCGGATTCTTCACCGTCGCCCACCAGGCCGAGGAGCGCGAAGGCCGAGAGAAGTTCGCTCTTCCCGTTCTTACGGGCCATCTCCAGCCACGCAATACGGTACTGACGAACGTATTCCTCGTACTGGTCATCCCACATCATCGTTCCGAAGAGCGGCCGAACGATCTCGTTCTTCTGCCACTCGTCGAGAATGAAGGGGGCGCCCGCATGGCGCCCCTTCGTGTGGACAATCAGCTTTTCAATGAAGTTGATTGCGTGCGTCGCGCGCTTCTCGTCGTACTGAAAGAAGCCTTCACGCGGATCGATCGGCCCGAAGGGAGAGCGGATAATGTCGCTCACGCTCGCCCCCTCGTTTCCCGGTCTTTGCATCGGAGATAGACCGGTTACCGAACGGGATCACTCACACGCGATTGCCCTTCGAGGAATTGCAGCCGAAGTGTGCGGCCTGGCAATTGCTCTCGACGTGCCCCGGAGTACCGGGGCCGTGCGACAGGGGAACTATGTGGTCGAGTGACTTACTGAGCGGCTTCGGGAACCGAATCACTCGGTCGATAGGTTCGCCGCAAAGCTGACAGACCCAACCGTCACGGTTGAAGACCTTCGCTCGACTCACCTTCGAGTAAGGAACACCCCACTCTTCACAACGTCGCTTAACGGCGTACTCACGCCGAGAAAGCCAGCCTTCCGGCCGTCGCCTACGGCGCTTCTTCGGGGGCATTGCTCCTGCTAGATGTAAGTCGGATAGAGCCTGGCACTCTCCGAGGTGACTTCGGAAACCGTGAGGGTTCCCGAGAAGTACAGGTTCCGATCAGGGAAGGAACGGGTCGGATTCACAACGGCGTACAGCGCAAGCTTCGCGGCCATGTAATCCCTAGCGACCTGATCAAGCTCTGGCGTTCGCTCGACACCCTCAGAGAGAGTGAAAGTCTCGGTCGGGATGTCCTCGGCGAAGAAGAACCGATAAGCCCGGTCGGAAGTAGTTACCTGAGACAAGACGAACCCCGTTCAGAGAAGACGTGTAAACGTATTGGGCGCGCTACGGGATTCGAACCCGCGTTGCCTCCGGAAGGGAGGAGTTCTAGGCCGCTGAACTAAGCGCGCGTTCCCTCCGTCCCCTGATCAGGGGGAGTTTCAGGAACAGGGGAGCTACCCCACTTCATTACCGAGCCGGGGCACCAGTGCCCCGCCCGAAACCTTTGCTAGTGACGAACGCGTTCACAGCAGCGTTCAGAGAATCGCCCTGGGCGTTCGCCAGGACACCGACGAAGCGACCGAAGGTCACCACTTCGTGAGCGTCGCCGCGGGTGCGATTCACGGTCACCACGTACGGCCATTCGTCGCCGTCGGGGTTGTTCTTGTCGAGCCATTCGAGGACGAAGGCCCGAGTCTCAGGGCCGCCGCCCTGGTCGTGCTCAGGGGCCCAGGTCTCGAACAGGCGGAGATCAATCGTCTTCGTGTCTCCAAAGCCCTGATCTAGCACCACGCGCAGCGTGTCGCCGTCCTTCGCCTTCAGAACCCGCGCTCTTCGATCCCACACACCTAACCCCTTGCTGTAAAAGACCGTGGGGGAGCCACCCAGGGACCGCGACCGCCCTTCGCTGGTCTACCTGGGGGCTCAACCCCTAGGCCCCCGAGAAGGGGCCTGAGTGCCCCGCTTAGCTCAGGAGAGAGAGAACCTGAGCGTCGGGACCGTCCTCGATTTTCGAGGGCACTGAAAGCCGCGTACGGTCGCTAGGCGACAAGCCGAAGCGGCTACCAAACTTCAACATCAGATCAGCGGCATCCCGCATCACCTGAGCGGCTGGATTCTTGACCAATCCGCCGTCTCTGCCGGCCACAAGAGGGCCGTATTCGCGCATTGCAGCCCGAGCCTGGTCGAAGGTTGCCCAGGCTTCGCAGTAGGCCACCAGATAAGCCCTGTCGACCTTCGTAAGCAGGCCCAGGGCGTCAAGCTCGGGGACGACACGGCCCCATTCGGCCAACGCTTC